TTTGAACCATCATAAAACACGTTCATGATATTCCATGCACTAGGATCAGTATCTAAATCTGTACTTTCATTAGCAAAATTCCAATCTGTCCAATTAGAAGGCGTAGTTGTGGTATCTATTAATTTACCACCGCCACCATCTTGTGTTAAAATTAGTGTTGCACTACCACCTGAGGATATATTGTTTAATGTTATACCTGTAACATTACCAGTTAAAGTTAATGTATGTACGGTACCACTTGCAATGTTTACAGATACTGCTCCGCTGACACTTCCGCCACTTACTATTGTTTCTTGGTATTTTTTTAGTGTTAAATCATCTAAATTAGATGTAAATCCAATAACACCTGTTACATTATTGTATGTTATTGGTAAGGTATTGCCGATTGCAAGTCTGATATCAGCGGTACTAGTAGTAATTGCGTTTCCTACTACTACATTTGAAATTGTTGATGCTACACTTACATTAACTAAATCCTGACTAAGAGATACTGTAGGTTCTGTAACTGCTACGGTTATATTTGATACGGCCATTACAGTCTCCTTATGTTGTTAATGATACGAAAGATGTGTCTGCTAATATATTTCCAATTGCTTTATCACCAGGTTTGTATCTTTCTAATACTGCCCATCTATGTGATTCTGTTACAGTAGGCGTTACACCTGTGTTTGTCCATGCGACTGAGAATATTGTGATTGGTACATTTGTTCTTGCATCTGGCATCAAAACGTTTCCTGCATATAAATTTGCAGGCATTGTAATATTAACTGTTCCTTGTGCGTTGTTTCTGTTAGAAACATTTACTGCACTTACATCTACATTAGCAAAATATCCTACTACTGAACTTGTAGTAAAATTTGGATTACCGTCATTGGTGTTGTACGTTAAAGTATCTACAACTATTGTTTGGGAATCTAACTCAAATGTATAATTACTTATATCAGTATTATAATTATAGGTAAATGTTTTTTGTTCTGATGGGAACTTTTCAATGACTTGTACATTATCTGCACCGCCAATGTAGTTCTTAAATGATAAGAGTCTACCGCTCATGTTATTCTCCTGTTGGATACGGAATAATCCGTGTTCGTATTATCCCTTTTGTTATATTTATCTAATTTCCATTATTTATAAATGGATTAACTAGGAAATCCTTAAACCCTGTACCGCTTATTTGTACTTTTGCTACAGATACATTTGCTCCTGGCATACCTGTATTTCCTGGTCCTATTCCTAGTAACATGCCTTGCCCTGATTGTCCAATACCTGCATAATTTATGTATGAAGATTCACTAGTTCCTGGTATATTGTAGTGTTTAATTTGTTGATATGTAGGACTATCTGGTTTAGAATCTATACTCATCAGTGATTGTACTTCACTATTAGCATTACCAGTGTAGGAAAATGCATATATGTTTCCGTCAATTCCTAATGTAGAATCTATATACACATTACTAGATAGATATGTGATATTACCTTCTGTAAGTGTAATATTAGAATCAACTAAAGATTCTAAATAGTCAGCATTACCAGTATTAGATTTCAAAGTATATCCACCCACATTAGCAACATATCCTGCTCTCCATGATTCACCATTAAGAGTAGTTATATTAGCATCTGTAAGACCACTAAATGTAACTGGTTCATCAAGACCAATGCGATCATGCGAATGACCTCCGTCAAACACATATACATCAACTGGGTTCGCTGAACCGCGATTTACTACTTTACTTAACACGGCACTTACACGGCCAGGCTTAACATTAATGTTACCATTAGTAGTTGCTGTATTAGATACTGGATTATAAATCATCATATGATTAGATCTATAAGGTAAGAAATATATATTTTTATCTACACCTAATTGTGCTGTTCCAAAATAAGAACCACTAGTGAATAATGGTTTTGTTTCTGAAAATGCTACTTCTCCTCCTGAAGGTATAAAATTAGCACCTGTGCTATCTAAAAACGTAAATCTTCCACTGGGTTGTCCACTAATATAAATTTTTTCATTATCCGGACTTGCGGCCGCGGCTAAACCAGGTCCTCCACTACCATAAGTTGGAGAACTAGGTAAAGCAGTTGAACCATAGAAACCGCTGGAAGTATTTAACAGATAAGCCAATGAATCAGTCGCTCCAAACCCGTTTCTCATTACTAAAACCAGACTACCTTGTAAATTACTTAGACCTCCCCAAGGTATAAGTATAGGATTACTTATAAGGAAATCACCAGGAACATTTATATTTTGTGCGGCACTTGATACTGAATTTGTGCCATTTATTAAATCAATTTGTGCTATTTGAGCAGGACTATTTCTTCTTAACGATATAAGCATGCCAGATGTTGAATCTGCAACTATTTGTGAATGCCCAGACATTTCTACACCATTATTTAAATTTACGGCTATATTTGCAATGTTTCCTGATTCGTCATCATACGCCCATAAAGGACCATATTGATTTCCAAATGCACCTGTTGTAATATAAATGTTACCATTAAGTGTTGTTTGTACAGATAAATTATCGCCTATACTACCGGCACTTACATTAGGAACAAAATTGTGTTCTTCACTTATATGTATATTGCTAGGTGCTCCAGTACTTGTAAACCCTTGTATTATCTCAGTAAACACAGTCACGTTAGGCAGGTCAGGCCAACCGGGATAGCCTGTAAATCTTGTACTTTTACCAGGTTGTTTTCCTCTAAAAAATTTACTACTTCCTATAGGCATTGTTTACTCCGGTTGCGTTGGCCATGTTACATCTTCTCTGTTTGTGGCACTTGTATTGTTAGCAGGAACATCACGTAATGCTTGTCTGTATGTTTGCCATTCTGTTTTCTTACTGTCACTTAAAGGTGAATCTACACCTTGTGTCCAGTCACAGGCTTTAAGTAAATTGTTTCTGCGTTCTCTCATCCAACTATCTATGTTAAATGTTGTAAAAGGATTTTCTTGTGATTCTACTTCTAACGTTTCTAAATTTATTTTGTATTCCATTGTGTTTGGAACATATCCGTTTATACTTGCTAAATTACTACCTTGTTGTAACTGCAAAGCCAATATTGAATCACTCATACGTCTACAGGATTCTATTACTCCTGTATCTGTTTTATATATTATTCTATGCATTACTTTTCACCTTTTGTGATACGTTTCATTTCATATGCCATGTTACCTACACTTCTAGGAAATGAATTTGCTGTATCTAATGTACTATATCCTTGTATTTTCATAGTCGCTTGTACTGGTTTCATATCAGCAGGTAGACTATGTGCTGTAGGATCTAGTTCTACCTTTTTAGTATCAGTTAATTGTGGAGGTGCACCTGTTATATTTGTAAAGGTTACACCGCCGCCTGTAATTGGTATGTTAGCACTATGAGTAGTATTTGCATATTGTAATGTTACTTCGTTACGAAAACCTGCATCATACCCTCCGCCTGGTATAACACCACCTAGATTACCTACCGCTGTAAATGTATAATCTCCTATATCTACACCTGATATATCATACACTTCTGGTGTAATCAAGTCATTGAATGTAGTACCATTTACCACATTTGTATTACCTAGTCCTGCGTTTTCTAACTGAGCACCTGCACCAAATATTTGCATAGCAGGATTTGTAACAACATTACCGAATACTGACCCTGGTAATGCTGATAAATTTCCGTATGTACCATTATATACTTGCGGTATGAATATAGGAGGTATAATAGGTATTCTTGGTAAATCTATATTACCTAAAGGAGGTGTTTCAGTTGCTATAGGATGTGTATAGTAACTATCTGAATATTCTATAGCACTTATTTGTGCTGTTACCATACCTGTTTCGTCTTGTTGTTCTGTTACTCTCATAACACGGAATAATTTATCTGTCCAACCGTATAAATTATTAGTAACCTTTATAACATCACCAACATCACTTTGAATTCCGCTAAAATCACTTACGAATTGAATTACTGTTCCTACTCTGCTTTGATTAAGGTCAATGTTTGCTAATATTTCTGCTCTCACATTGTCATTAATCATATCTAATTTGTAATTTAACACATTATCTGGTTCATTAGGATTTCTATCTGCTGGAGGTGTTGTTATTTTTACTGTATTTGTTTGGTCTTTACGTTGTTTATCCATAAATTCAACTTCTACACCATTATATAGTGCATATAATTCTGTTGAACTTATGTCTATTTTGCTAACTATGTTGTCATCATTATATACTAAACAGTTAGCCTTTTCGGCAGTACTAAGTGCTCTGTTTGGTATTGCTTTGAACTTACCATCTTTAACATTAAATGAAAAGAATGTACCCGCTGACTGACATAATTTATCTATGTTTGTTGAACATACATCAAATGTACTTAACATACCGTTTATTTCATAACGTTTCAGTGTTGTGCTTACATTACTAGCATTTGTATAACTAACAAGTTCATTACTATAACCTTTCATTGCTGTATTGGCAGTACCTGTTATACTTGTTACATCTATTTGACTAGTACTAAGTCCTGCGCCATATCGACTATCTGTAAGGTAATCGAATAAACAATCACCAGGATTGTTTAGTGTGTTATTCATTTTAAAGGTCATTTGCGGTAAACCATTTAAACCGTTTTCAGCATCGTAATCTATCTGTAGTACAGCAAACACCATGTTATTTGCTGTATGATTTGCTCCCCAATGAGGTACTATACTTGTAGCAGATGCACCACCTACTGCAGGAAATATACAATCAGTAGCACCACTACCACCTGCATATATGTTTAACCTTACATTACCTGCATAACTTGTATCTGTACTTTGGTTAGGATCTCTGTGACTTGTTACTGAATTTCCAGAAAAGAATAATTCTACATCATTCATAAACACTTGACTGCAACTAAATGTTCCTGTTTGTGTTTCTTCTGATAATGCAATACAATATGTCATTGTTTTGTTTTCATTACTAATTGCGGCATCAAATATAGGACCACTAGTAAATGCTTGTCCATATAGTACTGGTAATTTATTATCTGTTGCTGGTGGTAACTGTATACTAGTACCTGGGTCTGCACCTTGATCAAAAGAAGGTGGTTTAAATACACCTAATGCTCTTGCTGTACCATAAGCAAGTCCACCTGCTATAACTGATGTTGCAATAGTGGCTAAAACACCAGTTAATCCTACTGCTCCTACTATTGCTGTTGCTATTGCTGTAAATACTGCCATTGTTAACCTCTAAATGCCCAATTGTAATCTATTGGTTCCCATCCTCTTTGTTCTAATTTAAGATCTGGTGTAGTTGCTAATGTTGTTAGTGTAAATGTTGATATATGACCTCTGTCTTTTGCTTCTATACCTATTGCAATATATCTGTTTAGTAATCTTGCACCTGCTGATGTGCCTCTGTAATCTTGTTCTACCCACCAAGCAACTTCAGTCATACGTTTTACATGTGGTAGCCATAAATCGCCCTGTATAGTTGCTAAGAGCATTCCTATAACCCTATCGTGTTCTGTACATACCAAAGCAATACCTGTTTTAAGTATGTGGTCTATAACTTTATTTACATGTACATAATCATATTTAGGATTTTTCAGATCTTCTATAGGATTATTATTTGCAAAGTCTATCATTAATCTTTTGATATCATCATAGTCTTTTATTTGTGCGTTTCTTACTTCCATTATCTTTGTTGCTCGTCTGCTATTCTTTTGTTTCGACCTCCGCCGCCACCGCCACCACGGCCTCCGCCACCGCCATAGCCACCACCGCCGGATTTATATTCTTTACCAAAGTCAAATGATACATTGTATAATTGAGGAACACGAGCAAATACTAAATCATTTGGAAATAATCTTGCTCTATCATTTGGATTTGTACGTTGTCCACTTATTCTGTTTTCTAAAAGACTGTTTATACTTGCACATGTGACTGTAACTGAATTAGTAAGTGTTGAACCAGGCTGAAAATCTTCCTGTATAGCAAAGTTAGTTATAACACCTTGGAAACGTTTATACACTTGATTAGTATCTAATTCGTGTGTTGTTGTATTATAAAACCCTCTGTATACACTTATGTTACCACCTTTAACTGGTGTTGTAAGTATAAGACTAAGATAATTTTGTTCTGATGGTATGCCACCTAATGTTAAGGATATATCACCATTAGTTGTCCTAATATCTTCCTGAAAATCTGATACTTGTAGGAAAGAACCTAATTCCGTATATGTATTTGAATCATATGTAACAGGTTTATAAGCACTACTTATATAGTAAGTAGTTGAGTCTAACGTTAGATCAATTAACAAACAACTTGATATATGATCCTGTTGTACTGGTGTAATAGTTGTTGCCATTAAGTTATAACCTCAATTAATTCGAAATCTGCTGAAAATTCTAACAAGTCATGTGGTACAATACTGTATTTTGGTAAATTAATTATTTTTACATGCCAATTCACATCATTACCTAATTTTACACCACCACTATTTAATGCTACTCCTGTTTGACTTAGTATAGGTCTATGTACAGGTATTGTTAAGTTAGCATTTGAATTTGTAAATGCAATATCACTTGTAACTTGATAAGGGTATCTGTAAGTGCTTGTATTACCTTCTGGTTGTATATAATCACCTTTTTTAACAATATGTGTATGTCCTGTAACGTTACCACTAATAGGTTGCGTGTTTACATATATTTCACTTCCTGATACACCATTTACCGTTATTTGTCCCTGTTGTGCTGAAGATAAAGAACCCTGATATGCTGTTAAATAATTCATACCACTATTATTATTAAGACTTATATTGGCCTCATTTGTGCTACCAGTAGAATAAAGATCTTGTATAACACCTCTGTTTGTGCTATATTGTAAACCGTTATGCATGCCTACTTTTAAATTATAAACATTTACGTTACGATCTGCTGTTTTGTAGTGTCCACTACGTGATATTGTACTACCACTTTGCTCTCTTATATCAAATTCTACATAAGTTGCGTTATCAATTATTGTTTGTAGACTCACTGTTTATCTCCTATGCTGGTGTTCTTCTTGAACCTGCTCTGCTAACGTTAAATATGAATTCCGGGTCCTTTGCAATTGCTTGTTGGAAAGATTGTGTATCAACAGCACTTATATTTGTAACATAAGTTGTTCCTCCTCCACCCATTTGATGATTAGGCACAATTTGTCCTGCACCTGTAGGAACAAATAATTCAGGCCCTCTTTCTCCTACAATATAAGGTTTATTTGACATTACAGGACCGCCTGTTGCTAATTTAATTATGTTACCACCTGTACCAAATCCAAACCCAAATGGTCCTAATATAGCACCTAATATTGGTTGTATTACAGCAAGTCTAAATACATCTGCTATAATTTGATCAATAACTGTTTTAAAGAACTTTTTAAATGAACCACTAGCACTTTCACCTTCTCTAAATGCCGCAACTAAATCTTCACTTAATGTTTTTTGTGCAGTTCCTAATGTATCTAAGAAGTTATTGAGTCCTTCGTTTTGACCAAATGTGTCATCTAAGTCTCTTAACATTGCTCTGTAATCTTCTAGACCTATTTCACCTGTCCTAAATAATTCATTTAATCTTTCCATAAACAGACTGTATTCGTCTACAGTAAGACCACTCATTTCTAAGTCATCTCTGAATTTCTGTAATGCTGTTCTAGTATCTTTAACACCATCAGCCGCACTAGCACCTATGTTTGAAATATCTACTAGTAAATCTTTAAGACTACCACCTGCTGGTTCTACTTCTTCGGGTAATCCACTTGCTGTTTCCTTTATATCAACCAGTAAAGCATTGAATTTACCTAATGCACTATCAGGATCTCCGTCTAAACCAGAATCTGCTATACTTTCCCCTGCTTTATCAAATGCTTTTGTTAATAATGCTGTAGTGGCTGCCGCCGCGGCTATACCTGCACCTACCTTAAGTAAACCTACACCTGTAACACCCTGTAAGAATATAAATGCGTTAGCGGCAGCCAATGATGCTGTTTTAAATGCTTTTTGGGCTTTAACTACTACATATATTGCTGTTGCTACTATTGGTAAATTAGTACCCATAGTATTAAGAGCATTGTTTAAGGCTATTACTGGTGAAATTAAAGTTCTAAATACATCTACTGTAATTGCTACTGCTCTACCTATAGCAACAAATCCATTAAATACTGCACCACCTATTGTTTTGGCTAGTGCATCTAAATCTTTTTTGTTTTCTCTTGCTAAAGTTGTTAAAGTAAGTAAGAATGCTGTAAGTTCTGGTTTTATAGCATTACCTAATTCTCTTTGAAATAACGTTAAGGCGTCTCCTGCCTGTGAGGTTGCACCTGTTAATGATTGGTTAAGATTCTTTGCAACACCATCTATTTCGCTACCGAATTCTCTAAATTTTTCTATTGTTTGGTCTACACTATAACTAACACCTGCTTCAAATCCAGCCGCTGATAATACACCTCTTTCTCTGAATACATCAGCACTTGCGGCACCGGCACTAAATGCTCTTTGTAATGAACTTGCGGCTTGTTCAAAAGGTATGTTAAAGTTAGCGGCAATATCTGCGGCTAAAGATATATTATCTTGAAATTCTTCTAGGTTTTTACTTACAGTTAATAATACTGGTGATGCACTTGCTAAATCACTAAAAGCAAAAGGTAATTCCTGTGCCTTATCTGTAATGACTTCTAATGCTCTAGCACCTTTTTCTGCACTACCTGTTAAGTTACTTAAAGTAATTTCAATTGTTTCAAATTCTGCGGCTACACCAATAGATCTGCTAAGTGTTTGAAATGAAACAGCAATAGCACCAACTGCCGCGGCTACAGTGGCCGCCACAATGGCAAATCTACCCATTTTACCGCCTGTTTCAGTAAAGCCTTTACCGGAACCGTCTAGATCTCTTCTTAGATCTCCTAATTCGCCCTGTAGTTCTCCATTTGCTGTACTTAAACGTCTGGTAACATTATATAATTCTGAACTTGATTTAGAACTGCCTTTTACACTATTAAAATAATTTTTTAATCTTTGTACATTATCACTAATTTGTGTTCCAAAAGAAGATGATATTCTAACTTGTTGTGATAATTTACTACTAGATGCTACTGTGGCCGCACCAACTGCCGCAATGGCTGTTGTGAGTCCGCCCATGCCTTGTTGGCCGCTTAAACCTTTTGCACCTGTACCAGACTGTTTTAAATTACGTTGTAATTTATTTAACTGCCTATTTGCATTCCTTATACCACGAGTAAAATCTTTATCATTAAATTTTAAGGTTACTTCAATACTTTTAGCCATCTTATCTACCTATTTTTTGCACTTCTTTTTCTATTTGATCATCTATATAATCTATAGTAGGTTCTGTCATACCTTTAGGTGCTTGTTTACTCCAACCCTCGTCTAACTTGCCTGCATATGGATATCCGCTTTTAATTTGTTTTCTACTTAACTTTGTTTTACTACGAGCATTACCACTTCTTACAGGAGTCTTGTTTTTGTAAAATTTATATGCATCTTTTATGACATCTCTAGGCATATCCTCTAGATCTCTTAGCATATTTTCTACTTCTTTTGTGTTAGACTTTATAGTAATCATTTTTTGCCCTTTGCTTTATCCATAATACTTTGTAATTCATTTTGATCATACATACTTTGATCAACTGTTTTGTTTTGCTTGTTATATTGTATTCTTTCCCATGCAATAGCAACATCAAAAACCATTAAATCAAATGAATCCGCATCACATAATAATTTACTAGGTAAAGTACCATAACGTTGAGCTAATGTATCTAATAGTATTAAAGTATTAGTACTTGAACTTTTCTCATCTAATGGATGCGATGTTACTTTCCCATATGTTCACCAATTAGTGTCATTGCTTCTGTTAAGATGTCAATAGGCAACACTAATTCTTCTGATGTAACTTTATCTCCGTTTTCATTTAGTATTAAGTCTTGTAATATATCGATATACTGTCCAATATTATTCTGGTCAACATCTGCTAACTTTGTGAATACATCTAGGGGTTGTCTATCGAAAATAAAAAATTCTAATTCGTCACCATACTTTTCTACTAGTTCTGGCTTTGTAATTGTAATTTTTTGTAACTGTGGTTTTTTTGCTAATTCGCTTAATTTCATATCTTTATTCCTTTATATCT